ACTTGCCGCCACCGTTACCGCCAGCGTACAAAGTTACCTCACCTAGACGAAAGTTAAAGTCATCTTGCGTCTTAGTCCACGGCATTTTTGCATTATCGTTAATAGGTGGATTGATGTAGTTCTCTGTGATCTCATCAAGCCAATCTGAAACAATACGAACCTTCTGACCTACATCGTTATTTTTAAGATACTTTTCTACGTCAATATCCTGTGACTTGACTAGTCTAGCTTTACGCTCAACATCTAGTTGTATTGCTACACTCTCTAAATTTGTTTTCATTCTTGTCCCCTTGCTCTAATTTTGTTAGCAGCTACTTTGTAATAATTAGATAAATTATCTTTTGCTGCCATATCATCCATTAACTTCGCACACGCTTCACGCTCTGCTGCTGCGACTATGTTGGCAAACTTTTCAAGGTGTTCTATATCCATTACAACACCCATTCCAGTTAAAACACCGTGAAATAGCTCATTATCAAAAATAATTTTATTAATATCATCTCTAGTCATCTTATGTGCCTCGCTGCCTCTATGATCCGTTCCTGTGCTTTTCTCAAACGTGATCTGTCATTATCAGTTAATTTAACTCCGTTAGCTATGTTGCTTGCAGCTACAGATACTAGTACGGATTCGAACTCAATAACCCTAAGTAAGTCTATTGCGTAAAAAGCATTTTTAACTTTAGGCATATGGTGTGTATCGTGTGTCTTAGGAAATAACTCACCTATATCCATACCGATAGCACCGACTATTTCCTGTACAGAACAACCACCAAAGCATTTCAATAGGATACGACCATCTTCTGTTTCTCTTATCGCTAAAGAAGGACTACGATCTTCGTGAGAAGGACAACAAGCAGTCCACCTACCTCTACCACCCTTCACTTTCGTTAGACGATTGAGTAAGTTTTCTATGCTCATTTAGCACCTCTCAGTCTGCCATCGAATACTGGTGTACTTACGCTAGGACGTTTAAAGTCAGCAGCATTTCTTAACCATGTATTTAAAGCATAGTCCCAATTTTTAAACTTACTACCTTTAGATTTATGATAATCACTAAACTTCAATAGCTCTTGATTTATGTTGATATTTAATTCATTGGCTAATTGATAATGCTTATCGTTAGGTGTGTAATCATCAGGAAGTTGAGTTTCTTTTGTTTCAACTTTCTTTTTTGGTTTTAGTTCTTCTATATTGTTTATTGTTTCTTGTTTAATGTTTAGGATCTGATTCGTATCTGATTTCAGATGCCTTTCAGAACCCCATCGTATCTGATTCGCTTTACGTGCGCTATCCGCTTTGCTCTGATAAGCCTTGATTTCAGAATCCGCACGTTTGTTATGCCAGCTATTATCGTTAGTATTAAATTCAAAAAACTCATGCAAAATGAGCATTACAGTTTCTTCATTTGATTTAACTTTTCTAGCTACTTTAGGTAAGTCTGCAACATCAAAAGACTTTTCAGTTTGATAATATAAGTCAAGTAATCTTCTGTAAGTTAAGTCCTCATCGTTAGTTAAATGAGCTGTATGACTTACGTAATCACCGATATTGAATTGATAATAATGCATAGCTTTTTCCAATAAAAAAAGCCCTAGGTGAGACTCTCGATCTATGATCGTTGGCAGACTGGTGAGTAACCAGCAGAGTCCCATCTAAGGCTTACTCGTTAAATGCGCTGCCAAGCACATACCTACTATACCGTTTTCTGTCTGATCCTGCAAGTCTTACAAATATCACTATTCTTGAACTGGATTATCGACCGACTACGCTTGCAGACTGGACATAACTTCGTGCAAAACTGATAAGTCGTCTCTTGTTTCTTCTTTTGCTCCATTGCTTAATCCTATGTGGCAGAAGTCCCTTAATACCTGACCTCTTGGTGAAACTTTAGGTAAAAAATACTTGCTCGATAATGGCGTAAACGGCTTAGGCTCTCTTGGTTTAACGTATTCCACACCTTCTATCTTGATGCCTGTTTTAAGCAGTCCAGAAGGGCTGTAGGAGCCTTTAAACTCCTTTAGCAACCCTTCCCTTACCAACTCGTCAAACTCGCATCTGAGATTCGATAAAGTAGGAGCATTCATCATTCCGTAAGACTCAACAAACTGCTCAGGACTTAGCGGATGATTCTTGAGGAAATTCATGCAGATTCGCCACCTTTTAGTACCTTCTTTCGGCAGCTCTTGAAACACATCACTCATCTTTATCCTCTACTTGACGCTTACGCCAGAGGGATTCTGACTTAGCCATCTGTTCCTTAAATTTTCTTGTGTTCTCACGTATCTCGTCTAAGCGATCTTCACGCTCGTTATATTCACGCTCAAACTCTTTAAACCATATTGGGTCTCTCATAGTTTTCTAGCCTCCATCATTGAATCTGCAATTTCATAAGCTGTCATTGCCTCTAAATGCCAATGGTCTGCATCGTGCATTTGACCAGTTACTAGTGCTTGCATAGCCTTAGCTGCAAAGTAATCACGTAAGTCCATACCATGATTTTCTTCAGGTAAAGCTGCGTTTTGTATTGGGAATGCTTTCATTTAAGTCTCCTATCCAAAGATTGTTTGCAAAATTGCTACTGTACCAAAGATTGTTACAGCAAAAAATACACCAAAACATACCGACAAATACAGCCAAATTAGTATTTTTTTAATCATCGTCACCTCCAATGAACGGATAGCTTGCCATACTTTTTATGTTTCGGCTTATAAATTATTCCTATTGATTTCTATGTTTCTATTAATAAATAGTTGTTGACCATGTTTACAGATGGAACTACTATCTGTTTCACCAACTAACCACGAAAGGGAAACAAATGGATTTAACAGAATACAAGAAAATGCCTGATCTGCCAAATCTAGATATAGACTTTCTTAACGACTTGGACGATACGCTACTAGGCAGACCAGCAGAAGATTATGAGTCTGAAGAAAATATGCAAATAGAGCGTGATCGTATTGATAACGACATGGATCTGTGGGATTCTGAAAGAATTGCTGAATTCGAGCGAGCTATGGATTACAAATCTAAATGCGGGGTGTGGTCATGATAGACAAATGGATGATGGCAGAAATGACTTATGTTCTGCGCCTAATGGTAGATAAGTTTGAGCGTAGAGAATTATCAGCAAGTGAACAAGAAGTTCTTATGATGGCTTATAGAGCCTTAGCACTACCGCCGAAAGAAATACATTGGATGGTTAACGAAATGGAGAATGACGAATGATTAAATGGTTAGACGAGCATCAAGTAGTTATAATTGGAATCCTTTTAGCGTTATGGATAGTGTGTTCAAGTTTTGATTAATTCAGGAGATAAATAATGGAAGATTTTAAAGTTTACGCTAAATTACAAAAATGTCGTGTAGAGTTGCAGAACATGGAACTCAAGAAGTCAGGACATAATAAGTTTCAAGGCTACAAATATTTTGAGCTGCGTGATTTTTTGCCAGCTATTAACACCCTATTTGACGTATACGGTCTTTGCTACTCACTACAGTTCGATAGAGATATGGCAAATATGTTTGTGGTAGATGTAGATACAGGTAGCTCAATTAAGTTCTGCTGCCCTATGGAACCAGCAGTATTAAAAGGTTGCCAGCCAGTCCAAAATCTAGGTGGAAGTTTGACCTATATTTCTCGCTACCTACTTTGCCTTGCGCTTGCTGTCAGCGAGTCTGATATTGTAGATGCCTCTGAGCCGTTAAAAGAGAAAAAGACTATATCCGCTACTGATGGTGCAAAAGATGCATTAGACGCTCGTTTAGCAGCATTAGTGGACAAGTTATCGAATCATATTCAGGCACAGTTCGATGCAGGTAATGAATGGGCTGCGTTTGAGGCGTGGGATTTGCGAGATCAGACTACCTATGATGTAACAGCATCAACGGCAGTATGGGCGCAATTAAGCAGTAAATGTCGTAGTACATTAAAAGCAATGAATCAAGAAGCTAAAGGATAAATAATGGAAACTAAATACGAGGCACGACCAGGCACTTTCTCACTGTTCAAGAATCAGGAGAAGAAAACAGATAAGCATCCCGATTACAAAGGTGACGGTAAAGACTTAGATGGTAACGAAATTTGGGTTAGTGCTTGGCTAAAGGATAGTAAAGTCGGTAAGTTTATGAGCTGCTCGTTCAAGTTAAAGGACGAGAAGCCTAAAGCAAAGCCTGAAAAGTTTTATGATGACGATTTATCTGACGCACCATTTTAATGTTTAGTCCAGCTAGAGGTGACTTATAACGCTAGCAGCAGGGGCTACTGTCTCCTTCGGAACACTCTCGGTAGTGACCCTGCACTTACACAAGGAAAACAATGAAACTGTTAGATTATTTACAAAAGACTTATGACGTTAAGAATGATCGTCAACTTGCAATTAAACTAGGATTTAGCACACCAACTCTGTCAAAAATTAGAACAGGAAAGTATCCAGTTAGCGCAGATATGATTATCGCTATACACGAGACGTTTGGAATGACAATTAAGGATATAAAGAAATTACTATGAGAATTCTATTTTTACTAGGAGTTAGCCTAATGCTGTTAGGTATTACGCTAGCTATACAGGACAAACTAGAACGTGAATACGAACGTGGCTATCAGGACGCTATACGCTCGTTAAGTACAAGACAAGTTGATAACCTGTGTATTAAATGGTGGTTCCAGTCTGATCTGGAAGCAGCTAAAAAGAGAGCTTGTGGAAAGTAATTAAACTTTGATCACTTGCCCTCTAAAGTAAACAAGTCCTTCTTCCTCATCAATAACTTCACATAATTCTGGAGGCATCAATCGACCTTCATGGAATGTGAGAGCAGCCCATCCGCTTCTATGGTTGACTGGGTTATCTTCCCCATAGGTAAAAGCATCAGCATCTACTGGAGATAGTGTCCCTGTATCCACGCCATACAAGGTATTTTTATAATTGGTGAAGGGCGTACATTTTAATGAGTGAAGATGCCCAGTGACCATTGAGCAACCTGACTTTAGTATGTTGTTATATACGGCATGAACACCATTGTGATAACGATGCTTAATCATAGTGTGACCGTTAATCATCAGAGACATCGAGAATCGCCACATAGGAAAATGTTCAGCTAAACTCATGCCCATAACACCCTTGAATGTATCGCCAACTTGCTGCTGAAGCCTAGCATTAAAACGGAGATCATGATTTCCGTAGCAAAAATGTAACTTAGCTCCTACAGCAGCTTTTTGTATTTCCTCTAACCTGTCCTGACACGCCTCTAATTCTTGTTTTACAGATGGAAGTGATTGCCATGTACCACCTGCCGGATGACGAGAGATTGACGCACCATCAAACGCATCCCCATTAATTACTACGATTTTAGGGGATAGCTCTTTTGCAAGTTTTACGAAAGACCTATGAGCTGTGGAAATAATGCCAGGCCAGTAATGGCAGTCAGAAGCCACCAGAACAACCCCAGAGTCGATTTCTGTGGTTGCCCTAACTCCGTTCTCAGGATATAGAATTTTAGCGTCTGGACTGTTTTTAGCGACTGCTGCGAGCTTAATTCCTTCACGAGCTTCTATGTTGCGTCTGCGCTTATGAACATTACGAACATCTAATCCTAAGTGATCTGCAACAGCTACGGCACTACCTAATTTAGCCCATGCAGCAATAATTTCAGAATCAGTAGCTTTCATAAATCCTCAAGATACGTAACGCACAAACTCACCACACCATTCATCAGAGGCGGTTAGTGCAAAGGAGAAGGAAACGCCACCATTATCTTCAGGTAGCACAGTAGGAGGGAGTCGGTGACATTCGCCTAAGTTTGCTTCTTTATCCGGCTTAAAGAAAGCACACGTTCGGCACATCGGCATACAATCGTCAGGAATCTTAGAGGCACTTCCTTTTTTCGACATCTTGCACAACCTTTTCTAGTTCTTCAATACGATACTGCTGGTACTGAATTACTCTGTTAAGTTCGTTATAAAGCGCACGAGTATTATTTACTTCTTCTTTCGATAACAATAGATTGCCATTATCATCTAAAGTTGCTGCCGTTGCAACACTAGCAATTAAAAATATAGCAATCCACTTCATATCTAACTCCTATAAGTATCACGCTCATGTGTCCTGCGTCTTACAAGACCTTTGAACTCTTTACCTGCTGCAAAGCGATATAACATGAAAGCATCTGCCGCACCATCAAAGTCACCTCGATTGTGTCGCATACGGATACTGGACTTCTGTAATGCTCCTAGCCCTGCGTTAAAAGCAAAGCTGACCAAAGCGTCAAACCGCCCTTGAGTAAGATTATTAGGGCAAAGACGTAATACGCCTCGCTCAAAACGTGCCAGATCATCCTGCAATATCTTATCCACTTCGGCATCTGTAAGAGTCCTTAACCATTCAACTGGACAAAGTAAGTTATGAGCTGCGTGAGCTGCTTTGCGTTGGTCTAACGTCATCTTTTGCTGCTCAATTGGTGCGATTAAATGTCCGACACCAGTTGTCCACAGCAATACTACGTCAAGGTAAGGCTTTTTTCGTACACCTTCGTGGTGAGCCATTACCTCTCTGGCTTTGGCTGACATCTTCATTTTTTGCTAAATGCCTGTGTGCCAAACCAAAATGCGACTACGCTAGACCAAATGATCTGAGTCTCGTCATCCCATAGGATATTCATTGCTGCGTCAAACGCTACACCAGTCTTAATAGCGTAGTAGAAGCCAAAGATGTCCACGAATACTAGCAATCCAAACAGACCAAAAGTAATAGCAGGACGAACGATAGCTCTCATGTTAATTACCCACTGAGAAGCACCTTGACCAATAGCTATATCGTGAGCGTACAAAGCCTGACGTTCTTGCACGTTAGCCTCAATCTGTAACTGCTCAGTATGGATAGCCTCAACACGTTCTTGCGCCTGAAATCCTGCTGACTGCATACGCATTTGTTGATCTAACTGCATCTGAGCTAACTGTAGTTCATGCTTCTTGTCAGACTTGTCCTGAAAGAAATCGAGTAACTTAGGTAAGCCGCCAGTTAAAAACGAAATTAATGTAGAAAATAAAGTAATCACTTTTTATCCCTTTCTTCCATAAGTTTAATTCTGACTTGTAAGTCGTGAATATCGTTGTAAATAGCCTCTTTTAATTTGTGTCTTGCCTCAGCAGATAATGGACTGTCAGTTGGAACTCCCTGTGGAGTAATCAAAGCTGGCATTTGTCCTTCTATCTTTACTAGACGTTCGTTAAAAGAACCTACTTGGTTAAGCAGCCAAATAATCGCTGACACTAGCATTGGCACTAATGCTTTCAATATATCTTCCATCTTAAAATTCATTAGTCTCTCCAGTGAAACATACTATAAATAAAATACAAGATAGCCGTAGCACAAGCAGTGCCTACTACAGCAGCAATAATGTTCTGAATTAACTGAATCCTCTCAGCTCGCTTCCTAGCGATCTCTCTGAGTCTCATACGCTCTATACGAGCTTCTTCTTCAGCTTCTTCTTTAGCAGCAGCTACGATAGCGTCTCTACGAGCGCACATCTCCTCGTATAAACCTGTCTCACCTGAGTTATTGTAGATAAGCATTTCACGCAGTTCGACCTCTAGTCGATATAGCTTACGTGATGCAAAGGTAGCGTCTAGTGCTTGTTTTGTTGCTTGTGATAGCGTTATATTCGGATTCTTCTTAGCTACATTATCAACTACAGCAACAGACTTAATTTCGGCTTGTTTCTCAAAGAACGTAGAGATATCGTGATAGCACTCTTGTATATCTTTTCCTAGTGCGATGGCTTGTTTGACTCCTGCAACAGCAGCCTCCGCAGCAGCAAAGGCAACTGCAACTTCGATCATTTTGGTAATTGTCCGTTAGAACCTAGCCACATTAATAGGAATAAAGCACCAGCACCAACTATCCAGAATATCTTCTTAACGACAGACTTACCGACTTCCTCGTAAATCTTCTTAAATGCTACCTCAGCAGCACGTTCTGCTATAGCTTCTATTTGAGCGTCAGATAAGTTGATGTCAGACATTATTCTCTACCCATAAACAAGTTTCTTCATCTAACGCATAATCTCCTTCTGGCTTAGGAGGAATGAAAGCGTCACGCACTGCATCGTAGGTATAACCGATTCCTGCATAATTCTTACGTAGTGGACGACCCTCTGGATGCTGACCACCGTGTGTATTGTAGCTCGTCTGTACCCACTCACCAGGAGATGAATCTACAAACGTATCAAAGAACTCTGGTTCAGCAACGATAACCTGAGTAACAATTCCGTTAGTAACTTTTGCAAAGTGGCTCATGCTGTGTAGCTTCCAGATTGAGTAAATGTAATTACCGTATTATCTCCAACAACAGTTACAGTCGGAGAACCAGTAGTCGTGCCAGAGTAAGCGATAGTAGGGATTGATAAGATTACAACTCCAGAACCACCGTTACCACCAGCGTAAGAACCGCCTGAAGCCGCAGCAGCAGCCCCGCCTCCACCTGATCCTGTGTTAGCCGTAGCAGCAGAGCCAATAGCACCGTAAACACCGCCATTACCACCACCGCCTTGACCTGTGCCTCCAGTAACGCCAGCTCCAGCTCCACCACCTCCAGCTCTAGTTACTGCTGATCCATTAATAGAAGAAGAAGTGCCTAAACCACCGTTGCCGCCTGTGCCGGATGAGCCAGCCGCACCAACACCAGCCGAGCCACCACCTCCCCCGCCTGATTGGGCAGTGCTACCTGCCGCATAAGCAGTGCCTTTACCACCAGCATATCCTTGACCTGCTGTACCTGCTGCGCCATTTGTGCCAGTTGCGTTGTTTTGTCCACCTCCACCGGAGCCGCCTGTCGTTGGGTTTGCGCTGTAAGCACCGCCCCCACCGCCTCCTATTGCGGTTAAAGCTAGACCTGTTGAGTTTGATCCTGCTGTACCTGCACCAGTATTAGATGCAACACCGCCCGCACCACCTGCCCCAACAACAAAAGAATAGGTAGTGCCACCAGTTAATACAAAACTTCCAGATAGATAGCCGCCCGCACCCCCACCCCCTGCTGACGTTGCGTTAGGAGCAGCGCCACCTCCACCAGCCCCACCTGCAATAATTAAGTAGGAAGCAGTATAAGTTTTAGCAGAGTTAAATTGCCACCAACCAGTTCCATCGTAATACTCTGGATAACCTAAAGTAGTGTTAAACCCCATCTGACCAGTAGCAGGACTCGCAGGACGAGTAGCAGTAGTCCACGATGCGTTAGTTATTCCGTTAGTACCGTTTAGCGTAATAGGCATTATTCATCCGCCTTATTAATTTTTTCACGTTGTTTTGCCCATCTAATTAAAGACGATTGTCTAATTTTTTCTTTAGTTTCTTCAGCCAATTTTCTACCTTTTAATTTTTTACTAACAGATGGATTTTTTCTTCCTTTTAAAGATTCAGATATTTTCTTCCTATGCTCAGGAGAAATATAAGAACCTTTGTTAATGGATTTTCCTATCCTTTGTAATCTTAATCTTTCAATTGTTTCTGGTGTATGGTGTTTGCCGTAAAAATGATTTTTTTCACCCTTCATGCTTACGCCAGTCATTAAACCAGTTTCTTCAATTAAATTAGCCCATTCATCAGAATCAACAATATTATTTTCTCTTGAGAAAGATAAGGCAGCATCATTGCATCTTTTTTCATCTATATAAAAACCAAGAACGCCAACTGATATATCTTTGCCATGTACATTAAGATGGTTTATCCATCTAGTACCACTACCTTTATATCGTTTAATCCTATCTAATACAGATGTTTTGCAAAAATACTTTAAACCTGTTGCATTATGTTGCATGACAAGCAAATAAGTTGGCGAAAACTCTTGAATAACCATTTATTTACTCATCTGCTGGCAAAGGTTGACCACCTTCAGCTAAGAACTTTAAATATTCTTCTGATGTTTCTACGTTATGCCATTCACCAGTACCTACTTTGTTAGCATAAGTTCCATCTTTATTTAATTTATACATTTATAACTCCGCAGTTGCAGTTACATGAATAAGATTAAGTCCATTTACAATTCCAGACAACCCAGTTACATATAAAGAAGAATCACCGCCAGAAGCAGATCCAACTGTTCTATCTGCTGAGTTATTTGTGTCTCGCCAACTAGCATTTGCGGCAGATGGGTTATATGTTGTTACTGTAGATGGAGCTGATCTCATAGTTACTGGCAATGAAATAGATCCACCAAATGTAGATGTTGCAGAAGTGCTTATAAGTAAAGCTCCCGCTATTGACCCAGTATTTTGAGCTGGAACCGTTCCTTGTGGGAATGTTTTGTAATAGTATCTCTGACACAAACTTAACTCAGTACCATAAGGACGATAGTCAAAGCTAGTAGCTGTAGTACCCTTCTCTAGTTGTACGCCAGTAATGTAGAACGTAGCTCCGTTGGTGCCTACTACATTAGTTCCACCAGTTGCAGAGTAATATGCTGAACCTGACCAAGACCCTGCTGTACCTAAATATGTTGACCCTGTACCAAGATTAAAATTAAGGTATAAACCAACCCCATTATTTGTTACCCATGTTCCGCTAGTATCGCCAACAATGGTTATAGTTTCTTTTTCCCAAGTGTTTGCAGAATTAATAGTAAAAGTAAAAGGATAAAGTCTATTATTTGCAGAGTTCCCTAAACTTCCAGCAAATGTTCCAGTTAAAGAACTACGAACCCAAAAAGATAAAGTAACAGTAGCAGCAGACGCTGTACCCCAAGCTAAATCAGCTACATTAAAACCTTCAATTGGTTGCTGTAAAAGAATAATATCGCTTGATATAGGACTATAGGCAGATGACGATGTAATACCTAAATAATTAGTAAATCCTGCTGGTGGAGTAACAGATGCCGCATTTTGTTGGGCAGTAAATTTTGATGCTTGGGTTGAAAAATATCCCCATCTATCTAATAAATATGTTCTTGCGCTTGTTACGGTAGCAGTAACACTCGCACCAGCATTACGCTGATCTATTTGCATTGCACCGTTCAAAATTCTGTTTCTAAACACTGAAGAACTAGGAGCAAGTACGCCACCGCTAGAGTCTGTTATTGAGTCTGTTGCAATCAAGCCGTAGGGCATGGTTATACTCCTATATTATGGTTGGCATATTTGCCATGATATTTATTTCTTGCTTCAGTTGCTACTAGTTCGGCAAACTCAAAATCATCAAAAACACCAAGATATTTACGCTTACCTTCATAACTAATAGCTACTTGCCATTTGTTTATTTTAGCTTTCCATGACACATTTTTGGAGCCTGATTTATTACATTTATATGCAGGTTTATTGTACATATTCTGCATTCTTGTAACTTCACGCAAATTCTCAATCCTGTTGTCAATCTTATTTCCATTAATGTGGTCTATTTCTTTTGGAATATAGCCATGATTCATTAAGTAAATAATTTGATGCTCTCTAAACTTTTTACCGTAAATGCTTATTTGATAATACCCTAACTCATTAATAAACCCAGCTTTTGAGCCTTTTATTGCCTTACCATGAGTAGGATTCTTCCAGTACAAACTTCCATCAATATAATCAAATAAGAACAAAGCATCTTCTTTAGTTAATACTTTTGGTCTAGCAGAATATTCTTTATGCTTTTTCTGCTGCATCTCAAAGAACTGGTCTTTTAAACAAGCCTTACATTTTGACTGTTTTCCGTCTTTGCCGCGCTTTCTAGCCCCGAACATATCCAAAGTCTTTTCTACGTTACAAGTAGTACATACTCTGGATAAATTCATCTTATGCTCCTTGAGTTTGTTCTGCTAACTTAGCAGCTTCTGCTAATCTAGCTGCTTCATCATTTACTATCTTGGCAGCATCATAAGCCGCTTGTTCTTCAGCCGTATATTCGACTTGAGTAACTTCACCAGTTTGTACGTTTACAACGATTCTATGTGTCATGATGTTTACTCGTAAAGAATGTTAATTGTGCCAGCATCAAATGTATCTGAACCTGTTGTGGTAATTCGTAATGCTGTTAATACTGCCGCAAGAGATATGCTACCGCCACTAACGCTAACTGTATTTGATGGCGCACCTATTGTTGCTGATAACGCCCAAATATTTGCTGAAACATTTGTTAATAAAATTATCCCAGATGCCAGCGTTCCGGCTGCAATATTTGCATGAACTATAAATCCATTAGTATTATTTGATGTTGTTGTTCCAAAACTACTTGAGCCAGAATACCCAGATGTTGTATATGTTGTGCTACCAGTTCCTAATTGAATTAGCATAGTAGCGCCACCACTTGTACTAACCCCATTAAACATTACAGTAATACGCTTTATACCAGTAGGTAAAGACGTAAAGTCAATGCTTGTGCCTGAAGTAGAAGCAACAGCAGTACCAGATCGAATACCGCCTGATAAACCACCAGTAGCAGTCAATGTACCAGTTACAGTTAAATTACTAGCCATTGTTACAACCTGACT